CAGACAGTGACACATGGCAGATTTGGGTTGTAAACGACAGCCCCAGTGGTATGGCTTGCCGCTGTTGTGCCGTTCTGCGCCCTAAACACACCATTAAGCGTAGTGCCAGTGATGTAGCCGTAGTAGATGTCTTCGCTGTCAATGCGAATGAAACCACTCGATGGCAGGCTTGAAACTGAACTCAAAACAATCGTTGTTGTTGTAGAGTTAATAGTCCCAACAAGTGTGGCGTTTGCTGGTGCCACCTCACCCGACAAGCGCTGCACCCAGACCTGAATTGGCCGTGCTTGCTGGATCTTGTTGGGGATCGTCGCATAGGTGGAAACGCTAATGCGGGTGATGTTCAGGTCTGCCTGGGTAGATGACACATTACCGCCAGTGCGGATCACATGCTCCATCAGGTCAATGGTGTCCAGGGGCAGGGCATAAGTGCTTAAACCTTGAGTCAGATTAAAAGCACCCTGATCAATGGTCCACATGTTGATGCCACGGTTTTGCCACTCGATGGTCATCAGGTTCATTGACCGGCGGGCTGTACGAAGGTCGTAACCTGTACGCATCTCCCGGCCAGCACGTTCCCACGCTTCCTCGGCAAGCTCTGCAAAGTCTAGGTCAAATGCTGTTGAGCCAGTGGTTGCCATTTATCTGTACCCCGCTGTTTTTTTGGCAATGTTTTTAGGCTGAGATACAAACTGTTTTCCAGCCTTCTTGCCAGCCCTTTTGGCGCGAGTTGTAGCCGCATACTCGGCGGGAGTAAGAGCCTTGATGGCCGACTCAGGCAAGTATCGCTCACCCGTCTTTGACGACGGTTTACCGGACTTAGTGCGCCATTTCTGGTCACCCCAGTCCTTGAGCGATTGCTGGGGAGCTTTCATCTCAGTCTCTATAACCGCCGCCAGCGGCTTTGTACTTTTTAGCCACAAGCTGTGCTTTTCTGCCCGACCACTGCCCAGCCCCAGTTCCTTGCGTTGCTGCCGCCTTGACTTGGCTCACAATTCGCTTACGCAACTCTGGCTTGGTGTAATTTCCCGCTTCGTTAACCTTACCGCCTTCAGCATATTGCAGGAATGATGTGTCATCCCTACGCTTTTTGCGTACAGGCTTGGGAATCTTAGCTGGGTTAATTGCACCCATGCCGCGACTAGCCATCAAGATACACCTCCCCAGCGAACGCCATTAACGATTCTGCTGATATGCGCTTGATGTACATGAAAACTACGAGCCAGTGCAGATTGGCTAAATTGCGCGGCAAAATACAAGCCTTTTATTTGCCCAATCTGGTCAATTGTTAATTTTGACATGCCATTTGCCTCGCCTTTCATTGGCTTATGGCCGCTTCTTTTTTTTGCCACTCGATCTGCCACATTGTCTGCATTTGTTCCAACAAATAAATGTGAAGGATTGCAACATTTTGGGTTATCGCATTTATGCAAAACGTGCAGAGGGCTTTTCAAAGAATCTATTAACCCATGAAGCATGGCAGAAACTCGATGGGCCGTTGTAGGTTTATTGCAGCTTACATTAAACCAACCATATCCGCTTTGGTTTGTGCAAGCAACCCAATTCCAACAGGCAATTTTGTCGCCTGTTTCAACTTTAGCCCAAAAACGATCTGCCAAGCTTTTCATGATTTACACCATCTTGCCTTTGGTCTTGCCACGCTGGGCACAACCATCAGCACGTTTAGATGCACTGCCAACGCTACCACCCTTGGCATAACCCATGCCTTTGATGGCTTGACGGTCTTTTTCATCTTTGGCATCTTGAAGCATACGCTTCTTGTCTTCAGAGGAAATAGCGTCATCAATAGTGGTTTTGGGGCGGCGAGGCTTGTAAGCCTTCATTGCCTTTTCCATAACTGCGGTGTCCATTAGCATTTACCTCCACCCATCATTTTGACCTGCATACCTTTGGTCTTGCCCTTTTGAGCAATACCGTCAGCGCGAGAAGAAGCGGAGCCGCCCTTAGCGTAAGTCATGCCGCCGCCCATCATCTTTTTAGCCATACCGCCGCGCATCATCTTGCCTTCGCCATCGGCTGCAAAAGCAGGAACCTTTTTCCCGTCTTTCATGACCATCGGCATACCACCAGAGGCATAGCCTTTAGCCTTGCCGCCACTTTTCATGCCCATCATTTCTGACTTCTCATGTTTGATCATGGACTTGGGAGCGCCAGCTTTTTTCATAAAGCCAACTTCTTTTTTGACCATTGCTTTGGATTCTTTCATATCACCACCTTTGAAAAATTTACGGCCTTTGTCGGCCTGACTAAACTCTTTGGCAACCTTGACAGGAACGCCAACCTTCTTGGCAAATGCAGGATTATGAGCCGCTGCATCCATCAAACGCTTTTGTGCGGGACTAACCGATGGCACTTCTTTGCTCTTTCATGAAGTCATCAATTTTCTTCTCAAGCCGGTCTATCCGGTCCAAGACGCGATTGATGTCCGAATGCACCTCTGACTTGGTGACATACTCCTTCGCAATCTCTTCCCTGGTGCGGTTGAGAAGAATTTGAATACGCTTCACCTCGTCCGTTGATGTCTTGACCCAGAACAGAATCAAGGCCGAGATAAGGGACAGAGCAGCGTTCCATAGAGTTAGGTCCATGTCAACAGTTCCACGCCCTCAGGCTTTTGTTGATGCGGCTGTTTGGATCGTTTGCTGTCTTGGCGCTGGTCAGTTTTTTCTTTAGGCCAGACATCCGGGCGCAAAAAGAGTCGCGCCTGCTGCCGCCCTCGGGTTGAGGGGCTTTCAACCCTGGCTTGCCGGGGTTGGCCTTGTTGTAGGAGGCTCGCCCCTTGGCGTTGAGTCCGCCCTTCTCGGACTTGCCTTCCTTGCGAGTCCATGCCGGTGACTTAGCCATAGAACACCGTTACTTTAGCTGCATTGGGTGCCGTGCCGGGTACAGTGACGTGTATATCCGTCGTAAACAAAATCCCCTGCCCTGGAATGGGTAGCGCAATTGGTTGCGTACCTGTACCAATATTAAATCTTAGACGGATAGTGCCAGAAGCTCCCCCATCCCTGAAAATAATATCGCCCGCCGTTCCGCCCGATATGCACTGATATCCCTTCAACCGGAAACGCCCAGACACTAATGTGCCCGTATCTTCTATATGAGCGGATAGAACGTCTGTTTGCATCGCCATGATGCTCTCCTATTAAGAAGGAGTAACAGCAGTCGTGCCGTCAGCGTTGACCCAAGTGCTAGTAGCAGTTGCGCCAGTTGCAATCTTCAAAGTACTAAGGCTAGTATTGAAAACAATAGTGCCAGCAGCTTTGCCAACAGTGTTAACAGTCGAGGTGGCAGATGCAATCTCAGCAGTGGTTGCAGTTGTAAGCTGAACATAACCAGTTGTTGCATCAAGATTGCCAGTGACAGTGCCAGTCACATTGCCAATCACGTTGCCGGTTACGTTGCCGGTTACGTTGCCGGTTACGTTACCAGTCACGTCACCAACAATAGGTCCAATAAAACCATTGGTCGAAGTAACCGGGCCGGAAAAGGTCGTTGAAGCCATGCTTCTATCCTCAAATTGCGCTTGCTGTCTGTGAGGTCAGTCCGCCAAGTCGGTCAGCAAGCAGTTGGAAACCTTGGACTTTTGTGTTTATACATCAAAAGAAAAGGGGGCACAAGCCCCCTTTTCCAACACACTTAAAGTATGTTTATCAGGACGCGCCAGGGGATCCGAAGATACCCAGCGGGTCGCTGACGCCGAAGCTATAACGCTCACGAGCTTTATAGCGGGCGTTGCCGGTGTCGAAATCACCATCCATGCTGGTAGACATGGGGGTACGCACGAAGTGCTTCAGGCCGTTCGGAACGTCGGTGGTCAAGAACCATGCGTTCGTATCGGTCAAGAAGTGGTTAACACAGTAGCCACCAGGGATGGAACCGTTGTTCTTCAGTGCGTTGATGTCGTTATCGGCAGTGGCAACACGAAGTTCGGTTTCCAACAGACGAGTAGCAACGAACATCAGCGACGGCGGAACAATCAGCTTGTTCGGCTTAGCGGCGATCAGCAAACCACGCTCATCAGTCCAACCTGCAATTTGAATAACTGCGCTTTCCAGCGAAGTTTCATTGAGGTCAGCGCCGGTCGAGGGACGGTTGCTGTTAACACCACCAGAGATCAGCGGATGCGATGTATTGAACAGGCTAACACCGTCACCGTAGGTAACAGCGCTATTGAAGCCTTGGTTCAAAACAGCAGCAGCCTTGACCTGCTTGGTGTAAGCCATAGCACGAGCCAGCGACTTGGTATAACGAGCCGACAGGCTGTCATACAGGTTATCTTCCATCGCCTCTTCGGTGATAGAGAAACCCATCGCAATGGTTTCGTGGTTATAGCGAGCGGTCCATGCTTCCTGCGCGTTGTCATACGCAATTGCAGAACCTTCAGCCTTAACAGGTGCTGCGGAGAAACCAGCCAATTTGGTCTCTTCTTCGAACGAACGCTCAGAGGTCTCGGTTTCGTAGATCTCTTTGTGTTCTTCGCCGTAGCGCTTGTACTCCATGCCAAACAGGGCGTTAAGACCCGGCAGGAGTTCCTTCAGTAGTTGGGCACGAGAAATTGCCATTTTGAATTACTCCTTACAGGCCAGTAGCCAGTGGGTTGTCATAGCTGTGATAGCCTTGGTTGAACTTAACCAGCACTTCGGGGAAACCCACGAAGGTCATGGCAGTTGCCGCAGCGATGGTCACAGAGCGACTAATGGTGACAGAGGTGCTGTTCACGTTGGTAACCAAGTTATAGTCACCCGGATTGGCGTTAGTCACGCCGGGGACGATAAATTGCATACCGGCCTGAAGGCCCGTAACAGCAGCAGCCAGGGTGATGGTGGTGGTCGAGCAGGTGCCCGAGCCAGACAACGTCAAACCAGTCTCTG